TATTGGTTTCAAATTGTCCAATAAGGCCCGCTGGAACTAACTGTCCAGCAGAAGGGAAAATAACACCATTTGCTGCCAATGCCATTGGACCGCTAATTGAAGTTAGGGAACCTTGAGAATCATCAACGGATCGCCAAGTAACTGTAACTGCACCAGCAGCAATAATCACATAGGAAAGGACACGAATCCTCTTGTTTGGAACTGCTGCAACAATCGTGTTCGATCCAGATGCAGAGGCATTGACAACTGCGTATTTCATCTTGATTTCATCCTTGTCATGCGCTGATAAGGACCACCAATAAGCTGCTTGGTCTTTATCAATGATGCCAATTTGGTTGTCAATGTATCGAGATAGTCCCCCCAAGCCACGGTCTGACCATCGACCGTGTAATTGGGCTTGGGACTAGCAGTTATTTCCTTGATCGCTGAAGAGATGTTTGCGATTGCCTGATCTAGATCAGTTTCCGCTGACATCTTTCATCTCCAATGCGATTGGTTGTCTACTTTCGTGCAGATGGTAACGAATTCTATATTCGTTCTTGGCCTGTTCTCTGCCATAAGCCTTGATGAAGGCACGGGGTAAATCACCATAAGCGACTTCCCATGCCTTCATCATTGGCGCAGCAACAACAGGCTTATCAGATGTGGTGGGTTTCATCTGTATGCCTCAATTGTTAAGCGTTGTTGTTCTTGGCAATGTGCCAAGGACTCCAGACGCTTGGGATACCTCGCTCTTCAGCGAAGTAGGATGCTACGATGCCTCGATCCAGCATTTCGTACTGGCTGGGGCTTGCTTGGGTAACGGTCAAAGGATAGTTCTGCATATAGCGGAACGCCTTACCAGCTTGCATCATGAACCACAAGCCGTCAGTGTTAGCCTGATTCAAGTTCAGACCATCCGCTGCCAAGCAACGCTGCTCGACAAGAGGACTGGTCACAACATTGAACTGGCCACTGTAAGGATTACCCGGAGTGCTGCTAATGTTCAATTCAGCAGCAGTAGCCTGAGTAGAACCCGGAGTGGTACGGCGATCAGTGGAGGATGCCCCAATGATCAGATTGACGGTTGCCATCCTTGCTGGATTTACCAAAATGGTATCCGGCGTGATGAGCAAACGCTTTCCGGTATGGGGATCTTCTTGGCGAGTGAACAGCAGATATGCAGACTGGAGTGAAGTCCAATCCACTAGCTGGTTCGTATGGGCATTCAGATAGCCAAGGGTTCGGCTCGTCTGATAGGTATTGTAGGCCGTACCGTTGTACTTGAAGGAGTTGTTGATACCAAGGAAGGTATCAATCACTTCAAGTTCCTTACGGTATGCCAACTCAGTACCAATGCTAGATGCCTGCTGGAGAATTGCACCAGTCAGATCAAAGAAAACCGTTTCCTTGAGAACATCAAGTGCCAAGGCGTTTTCACGGGTTTCTGGAGTCTCGATCCAACGCTCCCCGAATTGGGCACGAGGATGAGTTTCACCGGGGCCACGCTTACGGGCACGATCACCAATGTTCTGAAGACCGATAATCTTCTGGCCATTGAGCTTTGTGGACTCAACAGGCATCAGGCGATCAGCAATCAGAGCAGGATTTTGGAATGCTTCCAAAATCTTTACTTCAACCAGTCCACCAACGATGGAGGTGAAAGTATTGATGTTCAGAAAAGCTGAAGGATCAAGACCAAAACCAGTGGCCTCAACCAGTGCCCGTTGCTCATTGGGGAAACCAGTTTCCACCAGCGAGCGAGCTACGGTGTACTGATTCATTGTGCCGGATTCAGGATTGAAAATCTGCCTCCAGCTAGGCCCAACAATGGATTCAGCAAGCTCTTGCAGGCTGAACTGCTCTGGACGGACATTCCTGTCCTTCAAGATGCGGTTGCCAGCAAAGTCCTTGTTGTCGTTGCCATCCTTGTCGCAAAGACCAAGGCCTTGGCGCATTTCGGTTAGGAAACGCCAGCGACCATTGGTTTCTTTGGTTCGGGACTCGTACAGATTTCTCAACTTCATCGTGTTCATGGATCAGTACCTTTCTTATTGTGTTAGGGATCAGGCCGAGGTGATGGTGTTGTAATCAGCGAAGTTGTAAGGCGACCATCGCCCAATCAAGCGAACACGAACCGTAGTTGTGTTACTTGCATAACGCTCAACAACATAACCCAATGCTTCGCCCGCATCGGTGGTCTTTACAAGGGTCTGTGCTGCGACATTGCCAGCACCAGCAGTTGCTGCAACCGAAGCTGCAACCAAGTCACCCGGCTCGAAAGTGGTAGCTGCACAAGTTGCTTCGTAAAGAGCATCAGGGGTGAAAGTGATTACTTCACCGTTGAAAGCTGGATAGCCAGTGCTGGCATCAGCTGCCAATTTACCTTGAAGGGCAACACCAGCGAAAACTGCACGAATTGCAGCTTGGTCGGTATTAACCGTTCCAGTTGCGGGGTAAACATCGAAAGGCTTTAGAACCTTTGCCGAAGTATCCCAATACAACAGGTCGCCGGGAGTGATAGCGGTCGAAGCTGCGCTGGGCAGATTCATAACCGTATCAGAAGCAGGCTTGTAGAGTCTACCACCACCAAAAGTCGTACTCATCGTCGTACCCCCTTTTTAGTTTTGCAACCAACGGAACAAAGAATCACCTTCAGGAATACCACTACCCTTACTTTCTTGAAGCGGGGCATTGATTGGTGGGCATTTTGGCTTTGCAGCTTTCTCAGAAGCAGCAATTCGCTTGATCTGACGCTCCAAAGAGGAGGCGGAAAGGCTGGAAAGGTCTTCTACGAGGGAATCCTCGAACTTGATTCCAGCTTGCTCACACAAGTTTCGAATGTTGTCCTTGGCCCGCAAGTATTCAAGCTCTTCTTTAGGATCTTTAGATTCTTTTACAGGTTTCATGCGCTCCTTCCCATCACCACAAGATCCTTCCTCTTCGTTGCATTTTGCCTCTTCAGCATCCATCTCGCTGCCTTGGCAATCGCAACCACACTTAGCGCACTTCTTAGTGCCCTTCGCCTCTTCTGTATCATCCGATCCAGAATCAGCTGGCGTATCGCTTTTCTGATCCTTATTTGTATCATCGATACGATCCATTGCCTCAGTTGCATCCATTTCTTCGTCTCCCATTTCATCCATAAGGAAATCAAGAACAGCATCAGCTTTACGATCATCAGCCATATCGTCACGGGTAATGATCTGCATGACCCGATGGTGCAAGTCTTTTCTGTCTTCTTCTTTTTCGTTCACTACTGGAGTAGTCTCGTCTTCGCTCTCTTTAATAGTCCCAGTAGGCTTGTTTGCGCTTTTACTTTTGGATTTCACGAATCCCCTCCTCGCTTTAGGAGAGCGTTTTTTACTCGTTCGATAAACTCCAGAGTACGCTGCTTCTTCTGTTTTCTGCTTTGCTGTCGCTGATTCCGTGAGCGATTGTGTCGTTGCCGGGTCTGCGACGAGATCGACATGGCGCACTTCCGTTATCCGTGAGACAACGAATATACCTTGTTTATCTACAGATCCTTCGCCTTGAGCATTATGGCTCATTCCAAATACATCATTTAGTTCTTTGCGCTCAGCCGCTTCACATACACTCTCAGCCATTTCATGGCTTTTGAGGTAGAGGAGATCACCAAAAAGTCCATCGCCTTCAACGAAGCGAACATTGATGAACTTTCCAAAGCGATCATAGGTTGAACGCTGCTGAGTTGGGCCTTTTTCTGGATGGTCAATATTGACCTTTTTCCCTTCGTACAGGGAAATCGCAGCTTTACAGGCTTCAGGCGTATATCGCCTACCATTCTGAGATGTGAACCCAAGAATCTTGATGCCTTTGATGATCCCGGCTTCACGATCAACCGTCAAAGCCTCTTTGCCACTCGACCATTGGCTAAGTGGAATAATAGAGTTGAGGTCTTCTAGAAGCGAAAGATTAGTTGGCATATTAAATATATTGATAGCAATATAAAATTATGTCAAGCCTTGAATATGATATTTTTTGCTTTTTTAATTCTTCCTGCCCTTTTTTGGGGAGATTCTGATTTTATTTCATCTAAATCAAGTAACATCCCAGAATCTGGGTCTAGCAGATGCCACCACTGGAGTGTTTCGCCTTTCTTTAAACGCTTTGAAGCCATCTGGTGCCGTTTAACCCCAATCGCTAAAACCTGCTTATCTTTCGTACTTGATCCAAACCACTGGCTGAAAGTCTTGGCATCTGGAATGATTCGGCCTTTAAAATCATAAAATTTAGTTGGCTCAGTGTTCAGAATTGGGGTTAGCCAGCACCTGCAATTGAATGCAGTCGATCCATCTGCCTCCAGTGGCGGATTTGGCATCTGGTCAAAGCCAAGGTTGTCATAGCGAGGATTCTTGTAATAAACCGTCTTATCCCGTTCACGGTGTGCTGGTCTTGTTCTACTGTCCAGAATGGCATGGATTTGGAACCCCACCAATTCCTTGGGCAGTGACGAATATGTATTTCTGGCAACTTGGCCCATCATTGAACTAATTGCCGTACGGGCAATCATGTAGGCATTATTCCGCATAGTTTGAAAATACTGGGTGACCATTGCAGACCGGATTAACGGGTCTTTCTGGATTGCAATTAGCTGTGCTACAGCAGTTGGATTCATCCGGGTACGAGACATTTTTTGCATAATTCGCTGAGGAATATTTCTGTTGCGAATTATTTCAAGGATTAAATTCTTTGGAATACCGGGAAAAATATCACGGGCAATTGTGCGCTTTGACTCTTGTAAATCGTTTCCTACAAGTAGGTCGGCCATAATTACATTGAGCCGTCTTGAATGATCCTCAAGTATTTTTGGGCACAATCTGTTTACCAGACTGTTCATTTCCAGATATATACATTCCAAATTGAAATGGATTGAAGTGTAGTCGTTGAGATCCTTGGCATTTGTTGCCAATTTTTGCCGTTGGGATATTAGTCCAAGCAGTTTCCTTGAAGCAATATCTGCGTCATGTAATGCTTCTATCTGCTCAATCCCAACCTTCGCAGCTAAGAGTTCGTTAAATCGCCTAGTTGCTGCTTCCATCGGATCATCCTCTTTGGTGGAGGCATAGTTTCCCGGTTTTGATGATGTCTTGCCGGAAAAGCGAAAAAGTTTTGGAGAGTGTATTCTACCAAATTTGGGTCTGGCTCAGCTGCCAATATTTTGCAATGGTGACCAGATAAAGCA